TGGAACAAAGGTAATGTGGAGTTAGAAAATGGCAGTAAGATATTGGCAGCTTCTACGTCTGCGAGTGCTGTCCGAGGCATGTCGTTTAACATTCTCTTCCTCGACGAATTCGCCTTCGTTCCAAACCATGTTGCGGAGCAATTCTTTGCCTCTGTTTATCCTACTATTACTTCTGGTAAATCAACGAAAGTAATTATTATCTCTACGCCTAATGGCATGAACCACTTCTATAAGATGTGGGAAGATGCTAGACGTGGAAAGAATGATTATGTTACAAACGAAGTCCATTGGTCGCAGGTCCCAGGAAGGGACGCCAAGTGGAAAGAAGAAACAATCAAGAACACATCTCCAAGACAGTTCGCACAGGAGTTTGAGTGCGACTTCCTTGGATCTGCTGATACACTTATCAGTCCATCCAAACTACAAAACATCCCATTCCACGATCCCATAGCGAGCAATGCAGGACTTGACGTGTATGAGAGAGTGCAAAAGGATCACGAATATATTATTACTGTGGACGTTGCCAGAGGAATCGGTGGTGACTACAGTGCTTTTATCGTGTTTGATATCACCACGATGCCGTATAAGATCGTTGCAAAGTACAGAAATAATGAGATTAAACCTGTACTGTTTCCCTCGGTAATCTTTCAAGTTTGCAAAGAATATAATAACCCATACGTTCTGGTAGAAGTCAATGATATTGGAGATAGTATTGCTGCAACTCTCAATTACGATCTTGAGTATCCTAACGTCCTTATGTGTGCTATGCGTGGCAGAGCGGGTCAGATCGTCGGACAAGGATTCTCAGGAAACAAAACACAACTAGGTGTGAAGATGAGCGTGACCGTCAAGAAGATTGGTTGCGCTAACCTCAAAGCAATTATTGAGGAAGACAAATTACTATTCAACGACTTCCAGATCTTCCAAGAGCTTACCACATTTGTGCAGAAGAAACAAGCATGGGAAGCAGATGAAGGATACCATGATGACCTTGTGATGTGTATGGTTCTCTTTGCATGGTTAGTCATGCAGGAATACTTTAAAGAAATGACCGACCAAGATATTAGAAGGAGAATTTATGAAGAACAAAGAAATCAGATTGAGCAAGACATGGCTCCTTTTGGGTTTATTGATGATGGTATGGGTGACGATACCTTCGTTGATGCAGATGGTTCTCTGTGGGAATATGGAGACAAACAAGAAGAAGTCAGTTATATGTGGAACTACTAATGGATATTGGGGATCAGTTCAGTCTGGAACACCTTCTTTTCAGAGAAAGGGTATGTAGATCTTGTGGAAAGAAGAAAGATTTGATCTCTGAATTTTACTTGACAAGAAAAAATAAAAAAGGTCATCCATCAGCATATGCATACGAATGTAAGGACTGTACCGTCAAAAGAGTGATGGAGTCTAGAAAGAAGAGAGATCCATTTGCTGATTGGGGATATCCAGATTGGTAGTTCATGCATTGCTCACCACCTCTGAACAAGCTGAAAATCTAAATAGATTTAGATAAATTTGATATCTAAGAGGTAAAAACATGGCAAGTCAAGTCTCGCCTGGTGTTGTTATTAGAGAACGTGATTTTTCCAATGCTGTTATCGTAGGTGCTAGCTCCATTCGTGGTGCTGTTGCTTCTTCATTCCGCACTGGACCAGTAGGCAAAATTGTAAATATCGGTTCTGAAAGAGAACTAATCGATACGTTCGGCACACCATCAGAGGCTAACGCTGGCGATTGGTTGGTTGCTTCCGAATTCCTCCGCTACGGCGGACAACTCGCAGTTGTTAGAGCAGCAACTGGAGTTCTAAATGCTACCGAAAGTGGTAGCGGTGTTCTTATCGGTGATAAGGATGCTTTCGACGCTGGTGTAACTTCCGAGAAGTTCGCTGCTCGTTACGCTGGTGCTGATGGCAACGATCTTCGTGTTGTAATCGTTGATCGCGGTGCTGATTGGGTTATCACCACAGCATCACCCCACTCACTATCTGTTGGTGGAACATACACCGATTCTGCTCTTGTAGCATACGAAGTTGTTGCTGCTCCAACCACAACAACTTTACATGTTGTTGGAACAACCACTCCAACTCCTGCTGGTGGTGATACCGCAACTGCTTGGGATTACAACTCACAAACAATTGCTGACACAGGTTTAACCTATAAAGCAATTGCTCCACGTCCTGGAACTTCAGCATATGCTGCTGAGCGTTTCCTCTCATATGACGAAGTTCATGTTGCAGTTGTTGATACAGCATCGAATACCATCGTTGAGAGAATGACTTATCTCTCAAAACTAACTGATGGTAAGTCTCCAGAAGGAAACTCAACTTACTGGAAGGATTATGTTAATGAGTATTCGGGTTACATTTATGCTGGTGCTGCTCTCAGTGCTGCTGAAGTAACAACTGTTGGTGAGGATCCTGGTGCTACAGCAGCATCTTATGGTGCTACTTCTGCTGCTCCTCTTGCTCTGGCAAGAATCCTACCTACCGCAGGTGGCGCTCTATCAGGTGGTACTGATGACTACGCATATTCTGCTGGTGAAGTTCAAGCGGCATATGATTTGTTCCTAGACACAGAAGAAACCGAAGTTGATTTTATTCTAATGGGTGGCGATGCTGCTAATGAGAATGATACAATTGCTAAAGCACAAGCAGTTGCTGCTGTTGCTAATAGCAGAAAAGATTGTGTCGCTTTCATCTCGCCATGGACTGGTGCTCAAGTTGCAACCTCTGGTGGTTCTGCATTAACTCCAGCACAACAATTAGAAAACACACTTTCTTTCTTCAGCAACATTGCTTCAAGCTCCTATGTTGTTCTAGACAGTGGTGTCAAATACACCTATGACCGTTTTAACGATAAGTATCGTTATGTTGGTTGCAACGGTGATGTTGCTGGTGTTTGTGTTTCAACTTCAATTGCACAAGACGATTGGTTCTCACCAGCGGGTCTAAATCGCGGTGGTCTTCAGAACGTTGTTAAGTTAGCATTCAATCCTAATAAGACGCAACGTGACGATCTCTACACCAACAGAATCAACCCTGTTGTTTCCTTCCCTGGTTCTGGTCCTGTTCTCTTTGGAGACAAGACTGGTCTTGCTTCACCTAGTGCATTTGACAGAATCAATGTTCGCCGTCTCTTCCTCAACATCGAGAAGAGAGCAAGAGGACTTGCTGAGTCTGTACTCTTTGAGCAGAACGACGCAACCACTCGCGCTGGATTCAATGCTGCGATTGCTTCTTATCTTTCGACCGTACAGGCACGCAGAGGTCTAACTGATTATCTGGTTGTTTGTGATGAGTCTAACAACACTCCTGAAGTTATCGATAGAAATGAGTTTGTTGCTGAACTCTACCTCAAGCCAACCCGCTCAATTAACTATGTAACTGTTACAGTTACTGCAACGAAGACTGGCGTCTCGTTTGCTGAAGTAGTAGGTCGCTGATATTATTAACAAAAAAACATTAAGAGGTAAATAACAATGGCAACCAATAACGTTTCGTCGTTTCTCCAAACTATTGGACAGGGCATTAAGCCCAATATGTTCTCGGTTGATATTCAGTTCCCTGGAAATGGATCTGATGAAGCTGGCAACTTCAGCTCAACCGATAAAAGTCTTACAAACATTCTTTGTAAGTCAGCAGCACTCCCAGGTTCTAACCTAGGCGTCATCGAAGTTCCTTTCAGAGGAAGAACAGTCAAGATCGCTGGTGATCGCACTTTCGATACTTGGTCTGCTACTTTCTTTGCAGATAGAGACATGGAAATCCGTGCTCTATTCGAAGATTGGGCAAATAGCATCAACACCCACGAAGCTAATACTGCTCCAAGATTCCTCCCTGATGACACTGCAACAGGATATATGGCAAATCTCTATGTTACACAACTAGAGAAAGATGCTGAGGAAGGTGGTTCTGCAATCAGAACTTATAAACTCCATCATTGCTTCCCAACCAACGTTTCTCAAATTGATCTTGCTTATGATAGCAATGATCAGATTGCTGAATTCACTGTTGAGTGGCAGTATTCCTACTTCACCGCTGGACCTTCCAACTCTGAAGCAGCAGGAGCACCTAACAGCACTGGCGCAAGTAGCAGAACTGTAGTCTGATAAATAGTTGGAACGTCCAACTATTGAATAGATAATCATGAGTCAGTTATTTGGCTTCCAGATTAACAGAAAGGAGGGACAGAAGGGGCAATCCCCTGTCCCTCCTTCTGCTGATGAACCCATCGCTGTTGCAGCGGGTGGGTATTATGGAACGTATGTAGATACGGATAATCAAGCTCGTAATGAGTTTGAGATGATCCGTCGTTATCGTGACATGGCAATTCACCCTGAAGTGGATAGTGCTGTTGATGAAGTTGTAAATGAGTTTATCGTAAGTGATGCTTACGATTCACCTGTAGAAATAAATTTAGATAATCTAGAAGTTGGCGCTGGAGTAAAGAAAAGAGTTCGCGACGAGTTTGATTACATCAAACGTTTGTTGAATTTTGACAATCGCGCACATGAGATTGTTAGAACTTGGTATATTGATGGAAGGTTATTTTATCATAAGGTCATTGACCTAGACAATCCAAAGAAAGGTATTACGGAACTTCGTTACATTGATCCTATGAAGATCAAGAAGGTCCGTCAAAAAATCGACAACACTCCAAAAGATTCTCTAGCTCGTGCAGCAATCAAAGGCACGGCGCTTGAGTATGAATATGGAACGTTTGTTGATTACTACCTATACAATCCAAAAGGATTTTATAAGGGTGGTGTCCTAGGACCAGTTGGTGACATGTCACTTTCACAAGGCGTGAAGATGGCAGTTGATAGCATCACTTTTGTTCCTTCAGGACTCCAAGATCTTAACAAGAGAATGGTTCTTGGTTTCCTTCATAAGGCAATCAAGTCACTCAATCAACTCAGAATGATTGAGGATTCACTTGTTATCTACAGACTATCACGCGCACCTGAGCGTAGAATTTTCTACATCGATGTAGGTAACTTGCCTAAGGTAAAGGCAGAACAATACCTACGTGATGTGATGTCTCGCTATCGCAACAAGCTAGTGTATGACGCAAACACTGGTGAGATGCGCGACGATAAAAAGCACATGAGTATGCTAGAAGATTTCTGGTTGCCTCGTAGAGAGGGTGGTCGTGGAACTGAAATTACCACACTACCTGGCGGACAGAACCTTGGCGAACTTAAAGACGTTGAGTATTTTAAAAAGAAACTTTATAACTCTCTCAATCTTCCTCCTTCTAGACTTACAGACGATAATAAAGGATTCAATCTCGGTAAAACCACTGAGGTCCTTAGAGACGAACTTAAATTTACAAAGTTCATCGGAAGACTACGTAAGAGATTTAGCGAACTCTTCCACGATATTCTCAAGACACAACTAATTCTCAAGGGTATCATCTCACCTGAAGATTGGGATGATATGAAAGAGCATATCCAATACGATTATCTCTTTGACAATCATTTCAACGAACTGAAAGAAATTGAAATGATGAACCAACGTATGATGTCTGTAACTCAAATGGATCCTTTTGTTGGAAAATATTTCTCTGTTGAGTATGTCCGCCGTCATATCCTAGGACAGAAAGATAAGGAATATGTAGAAATGGATAAACAGATAAAGAAAGAAATTGCTTCTGGACTTGCTGCTGATCCTGCTCAACAGAATATGCTGGATACGATGACCGCACAAAACACTGCTTTCCAACCAGAGATTGCTGGTATGCAGGCAGACGATAGCGCGGAAAGAGAAGCAGAAGCTGCTGACGATGGCGTAGATCGTGAGATTAAAAAAGCACGCGCAATGCCTAAACCTTCTTCATCTAATAAATAAAATATACTGAATTAATATTATGTCAGACCAAACTGAAACAAATACTGTTGCAAGTATTGTAAATAAAATTAACGATAGTGATAGAGCATCTGCTATTGATGCTATTCACGATCTTTTATTTGCTAAAGCATCTGATGCTATGGCACAATACAAACAGGTCGTTGCGAATTCATTCTTTGATGAACCTACCGAAACAGAAACTACCGATGAAACTGATAACGGAAACGATTGAAGACGTTAAAGTCCTCACTGAGGAAAAAGACGGAAAAAAACTTCTGTATATTGAAGGTGTTTTTCTGCAAGGTGCGATCAAGAATCGCAACGGTCGCATGTACCCATTCGAAGTTCTCGACCGCGAGGTAGAGAGATACAACGAAGAGTATGTAAGAACCAAGCGTGCTTTAGGAGAACTCGGTCACCCCGATGGTCCTACTATTAACCTTGATAGAGTGTCTCACAGAATTACTAGTCTCCGCGCTGAGGGTAATAACTTCATTGGCAAGGCACAAATTCTTGATACCCCTATGGGTAACATCGCAAAGTCTTTACTTGGCGAAGGAGTTCAGTTAGGTGTTTCCTCTCGTGGTATGGGAAGCATCGAAAAACGTGAAGACTGCAATGTCGTTCGCGATGACTTTATGCTAACCACTGCTGCTGATATCGTAGCAGATCCTTCCGCACCTGACGCATTTGTCAATGGAATTATGGAAGGTAAAGAGTGGGTTTGGGAAAATGGAATTCTCAAAGAAGCAAAAGTTGATAAATACCGCAGATACATCGACGGATCTCGTCGTGATCTAGAAGAGAGAACCCTCAAAGTGTTTGAGGATTTTCTCGGAAAGTTATGATTTCATAAATAAACTTAGATTAATTATACGGAAATTACGAGGTAAACTCAAATGTCAGATATGCTAAACGAAAAATTTGAGGAGTTCGTTACCGAGCAAAAGGTGATTGTAGAAGCTGGCGATCCAATGCCAACGGTTTCTGCTAACGTTATCCCTGGCACTGGTAGTGATCCCTCTCAGGTTTCTGACGTTCAGACTGCAAAGGCTGGCGGCAAGGATCCTGCACCAACAGTACAACCATCGGTTGCTCCTGGACAATCTGCTCCTGCAGATCTAGGCGGTTCAACCTCTGGTCCTCTTCATGACAATGATGAGGATGGTGAAGAGAATCCTGGCGCTAAGGCGGCAGCACCCATCTCGCAAATTTCTGGTGATCCTCAGTTGGCATCTAAGAAAGATGCAGGTGATCAAGGCACCCAACCTTCAGTTGGTGCTGATGTAGCATACGGCACTCAGATGGGTGGCAACGTAACATATCCAATCAAAGCAGGTTTTGAGATCGATATGTCCGCAGATGTTGCTGCACTTCTAGAAGGCACAGAACTCTCTGAAGAGTTTGCTGAAAAAGCAAAGACAATCTTTGAGGCTGCTGTAAAAGCAAAACTTTCAGAAGAGTATGACAGACTTGTAGAGCACTTTGCTAACGAACTCGAAAAGCAAGTAGAAACTGCTAAGGCAGAACTTTCCGAGGAAGTAGATGGCACAGTGAACTACGCCATCGGTCAATGGATGGAGCAAAACCAAGTTGCTATTGACCGTGGAATTAGAAATGAGATCACTGAAGACTTCATTGCAGGTCTCAAGGGTCTCTTTGAAGAGCACTATATCGCTATCCCCGACGAGAAAGTCGATGTGGTAGAAGGTATGGCTGAATCTATTCGTGAGATGGAAACACGCCTTGACGAACAGGTCAAAGCTAACGTGAAACTACAAAATCGTCTTAATGAGACTGCAAAAATCAACATTCTGAACACTGTTTCGGAAGGACTAGCAGATACTCAGAAAGAAAAACTCGCAGCACTTGCTGAGGGTCTAGAGTTTGTCTCTGAAGAGTCATTCTCCAAGAAGGTCAAGACCATTAAGGAGTCTTACTTTAAAGAGTCAGCTTCTGCACCCGCAGAAATTGCTGATGAAACTCCAGTTGAAGGAGCAGGCGAAGAGGTATCCCCAGCAATGGCACAATACCTCAGCGCACTCAATCGCTGGCAATCCTGATTATTATCAAACTACTTTTTAAACGGAGCTAAAAATGTTTAACGCACAAGCTCTAACAGAAAAGTGGAACCCTGTTCTAGGTCATGAAGGCGCTGGTGCCATCAAAGACAACTATAGAAAGGCTGTTACCGCTGTACTGTTAGAAAATACCGAAAAGCAACTACGCGAAGAGCGTGGTATGTTACAAGAAGCATCCAACACCGTTGGAGCAATCGGTGCTAACGCACTATCTGGTAGCGCACTTGGCACCCAAACTGGTGGTCTTGCAGGTTTCGATCCTGTAATGATCTCCCTAATCCGTCGTGCTATGCCTAACCTCGTAGCATACGACATCTGTGGCGTTCAACCAATGAGCGGTCCTACTGGACTAATCTTTGCGATGAAGTCACACTATCAGGCAGTCGATGACACTGGTCTTCGTACTGGTCGTGAGGCACTCTACAACGAGCCTGATGTCAACTTCTCAGCATCTTCTGCTGGTGCTGGTGTATATGACAACGATCCTCTTGGAACCGACGACGTTAATCCTAAGGGCGACGGTGGTACTACCGATGCTAACCCTGGTCTTCTTAACGACGGTGGCACCTATGAGCGTGGTCTCAGAGGCATCGAAAGACAGAATGCTGAAACTCTAGGTTCAGGTTCAACCCTGTTCAATGAGATGTCATTCAGCATCGAGAAGACTTCGGTACAAGCACGTACCAGAGCTCTCAAAGCAGAATACACTCTAGAACTAGCACAAGACCTCAAGGCAATCCATGGTCTTGATGCTGAGCAAGAACTCGCTAACCTTCTTTCTAGCGAGATCCTTGCTGAAATCAACCGTGAAGTCGTTCGTACCGTTTATACCGTTGCTAAGCCTGGTGCTCAGAACAACGTTGCTAACGCTGGTATCTTCGACCTCGACGTTGATTCCAACGGTCGTTGGTCAGTTGAAAAGTTCAAGGGTCTAATGTTCCAAGTTGAGCGCGACGCTAACGCTATCGCTCAGCAGACTCGTAGAGGAAAGGGCAACTTCATCATCACTTCTGCTGATGTTGCTTCTGCTCTTGCTATGAGTGGCACCCTCGACTACTCCTCAGGTCTAAGCGGCGCAGGCGGTCCTTCCGTAGGCGAAGTTGATGACACTGGCAACCTCCTAGTCGGAACCATGAACGGCAGAATCAAGGTCTATGTTGATCCTTATTCCGCTAACGTTTCCAGCAACCACTACTATGTTGTTGGTTATAAGGGTTCCTCCCCATATGACGCAGGTCTATTCTACTGCCCATATGTACCCCTCCAGATGCTACGTTCGATCGATCCTAACACCTTCCAGCCTAAGATTGGCTTCAAGACTCGTTACGGTATGGTCAGCAACCCATTCGTGGAAGCATCCGCTGGTACTCCAGATGCTGAGACACTCACCGCATCTGCAAACCAGTATTACAGACGTGTTCTTGTCAAGAACCTCATGTGATCTGTTTTCATATCAACACAGGGACCCTGCGGGGTCCCTTTTTTTATGCTTAAATAGAAGAAGCATCTGTAAATTTATGCCGAGAGGTCGAATGGATAAGGTTGACATTTTGTCCCGAGTTTATAAAATGAAGACAGCACTGTATGACGGGCAACACTCTGACAAGTCAGGAGACTGGCATGACGGATACCATGATGCCCTTAACAAGGTGCTAGACGCCATCAACGAATACTCATGAATCAATCCTCCCTAGTATTACTACTATGTTTGTCACCGTTAGCAGCGGTCTTCATTGTAATGAAACTAGCGATATGGTTTTCAGAAACGATCTCTTTTAGATCTGAAACTGAAAGACTGAAACGTATGCAACAGGGTCCCTATGAAATCTGGGATTATGAAGAGGAGGATGACGAATGGAACTAGACAAACTTTATAAAAAAATTATCGAAATGAAAGTTGAAACTTTGATGGAAGAACCATGTCCCTTATACGAACCTGAGTGGGAAGATGTCACAAATTCAAAAAAAGATTGGGAAGATTTTTGGTACAACGAAGACACAGGAGACTGTGACGAAAGAAGAAGTTCAGGAGATGATTGATGCTGCCATACGAAAACACAATCGTAATGCTTCGATTATCAGTATGTGTGTTGGTTGGGTTGTTCTTGCACTTTTTGCTGAGGGTCTCCTTCGACTCATTGGAGTAATCGATCCTATATTCCCATGGCTCAAGATCACATTATAGAATGGATAGGAGTTGTACTCCTATTTGGATTTGGTATGACAATGATTTGTCAAGGTCACGCTATCTTCCATGGTAAATATGGATATAAACATACGGAGCGTGATAAGAAACGTTCTGCGGATATTCGGAAACAGTTGGAAGAAATCATCAATGCGAATGGACATTCTACAGAAGAGGATTAAGCAATTGGAAATCTCAGAGAAGATTGATGCTGCTTTGTTAGAATGGTATTCTGAACAAGGGCGTCCAGTTCCAGATTGGAAACAGAAAAAAGATCCAGACTGGTGGAGAGAGTATCTTATTGATCTAGGTCTCGATCCAAACAACCCCTAAATACTAGGTAGCTTGGGAAGTTGACATGTCCGCTGAATGGTATAAGGAGCAACCTACTAATAGGAATTTCCTGAATCCAATTGGTTATCTCCTTAAACTAGAAAAGTTTGAGGGAGTGGATTTCTTTTGTCAAACAGCAAATGTCCCCGACGTTACAATGCCAACTATTGAGGTAGCAAGTCCTTTTAGAAACTTGCCTATTACCCCAGGTGGCGGAGTAACGTTCGGGGATTTTTCTGTGCGTTTTATTGTAGATGAAGATCTTGTAAATTACAACAGCATCTATAAGTGGATTCGTGATAATGGTAACGCAGATAAAATGTCTCGCACGACTGCAGAGGATGATATCTATACCGATGGACAATTGCACATTGTTACATCACAATACAATCCTGCATATATCATAGACTTTAGAAACATTTTTCCAGTAAGTCTTTCTGGTTTGCAATTTGATGCTACAATTACTGATGTAGAATATATTACCGCTGAGGTTGTGTTCAAGCATCAGCAGTTTTTTATTAATGATAAGAATAACAAACCTCTATGAATTTTGACAACCTTCGTGATAAATTTGACAATTTAAGAGAACAATGGGCAGAAGATAGTGCCGTTGATTTTCAATTTAAGAACAAACAATATACCACAGATCTGGGACAACTCGCGTTAGACATCCCTTTCCAACATAATAAATACTTAAACCATTACACTGACATTCAGCAGATCAAAACCTCGCTGGAATTTCAGATCCGTAAGATGGTAAAAGAGAAACGTGAGTATTACTCAGGCGAAGCAGACGCAAAAACTTACGCCTCTAAACCATTTGGATCAAGCATCAAGACTTCAGAAAAAATGAAAACTTATCTTGAGGCAGATGACGAGATCATCAACCTTGAGGCAAAGATCAAATATCTAGACCAGATGCTTTACTGGTTAGATCAAGTCATGAAGCAAATTTCTAATAGAGGTTTTCAGATCAAGAGTGCCATTGAGTGGGAGAAATTCGTAAATGGACAATGATGACCTGCCTATCTGTAAAAAAGAAGAATGAAGTCTATGTGACTATTCAGTCTGCTGAGCCTCATGTTCATCATGAACTTTCAGACTATTTTTCTTTTGAGGTTCCCGAAGCAAAATTCTTAAAGAAGAATCCGAGGTATAAGTATTGGGATGGAACGATTCGTCTGTACTCCCCAGGTACAGGCGAACTTTATGGTGGATTGATGGAGCACCTAAAAGTTTGGGCAGACGAAAGACAATATACTATTGAGTATGAAAAGAATGATTGGTATGGAGAAGTTGAAGAGACAAATGATTTTGTTTCTCCTGCTGGCATCAAAACCTTTATGGATAAGATCACCAGAACGGGAATTACTCCACGCGACTATCAGTACCGTGCGGTCTATGAAGCAGTAAAAAACAACCGCAAACTACTTCTTTCTCCTACGGGGAGTGGTAAATCTCTGATGATCTATTCCCTCGTCAGATACTATACTGCTACCAACAAGAAGACGCTCATCATCGTCCCTACTACGTCCCTGGTAGAACAGATGGTCAATGACTTTAATGACTACGGATGGAATGCTGACGATCATGTGCATAAGATTTATTCGGGCAAAGATAAGAATACTGACAAACCAATCATTATTTCCACTTGGCAATCCATCTACAAGTTCCCCAAAAGATACTTTGATGACATTGACTGTGTTATCGGTGATGAGGCACACCTATTTAAGTCAAAGTCCCTCACAGGAATCATGACAAAGTTGCATAACGCAAAGTATCGCTTTGGTTTTACAGGCACACTTGACGGTAGCAAGACACACAAGTGGGTCCTAGAAGGATTGTTTGGCAACTGTGAGCGTGTGACTAAAACAGATGATCTAATCAGAGAAGGATATCTTAGCAAGTTTAGAATCAAAGTGTTGCTATGTAAGCACGCGCCGCAATACTTTGAATCATATCATGATGAAATGGATTATCTAGTAGAGCATAAAGGTAGAAATAACCTTATTAAAAATCTAGTCAAAGATATAGAAGGAAATACTCTTGTGTTGTTTAACTATATCGAGAAGCATGGGGAACCACTTTATGACTTGATAAATAACACCATAGACCCCGAACGGAAATTGTTTTTTGTTCATGGTGGGACTGATGTAGAAGACCGAGAAGAAGTCCGACAGATTACTGAGACTGAGAACAACGCTGTTATCATCGCATCTTACGGAACTTTCTCTACTGGTATTAACATTAAACGATTACACAACATTATTTTTGCTTCCCCTAGTAAGTCGCGCATCCGCAATCTTCAGTCCATCGGACGTGTCCTCAGGAAAGGCGAAGGAAAAGACATCGCAACCTTATACGATATCGCTGATGACATCGGCGGACAGAATTACACCCTTCGTCATTTAAATGAAAGAGTTACAATTTACAATGAAGAGAACTTTAAGTATGAGGTTATAAAAGTAAACCTTAGAGCAAATTAAATATGGAAGAAGAATTTTATGCAACAGTAAAATTATTATCAGGTGAAGAATTAATATCCAAAGTTTGTTATCTTTCTGAAGAAGATAAAGTTATGCTAGAACGTCCTCTCATGGTAGAGAATGCTAGACAACGAAAAGGTCAAATGGAAGTATCTGGGTTTTCATTAAAAGAATGGATCTCTGCTACATTCGATACAATGTTTGTTATCAAACGAGATCACATAATGACCATGATTGAGATTGAGGGTGAGATTGTAGAGTTCTATGAAAAAACCCTCCACAAACTAGAGAGCGGAAAGTCGCTAGCTGGTAGAGGGAATAAATTACCAAGAGGTTCTGGATACTTAGGTTCAGTAAAAGAGATGAAAAAAACTCTAGAAGATATCTTTAATAAAAGCTAATAGCTATACCTCTCTTGAACCCTTGACAGAGTTATTCTACTAAGTTTCTGAGGATCTGTCAAGCTTTGACAAGAGAAGTATAAACTGTTATACTGACTTTATGATATTGAAAGGCAAACCGTGGCATACACAGTAATGGCAAAAAGAAAGCAAACAGAATATTACGTTAATAACAAGGACTTCCTTGCTGCCATTACTGAATATCGCAGTAAAGTTCAACGTGCAAAAGAACTAGGCAAACCGCGACCTCGTGTCACAAACTACCTTGGAGAATGCTTCTTGAAGATTGCCACCCACCTGTCTTACAAACCAAACTTTGTCAATTACATGTTCCGTGAGGACATGATCTGCGACGGCATTGAAAACTGCCTCCAGTATATTGACAACTTTGATCCTGAGAAATCAAAGAACCCGTTTGCCTACTTCACTCAAATCATTTACTACGCTTTCCTACGCCGCATTCAGAAAGAGAAAAAGCAACTAGAGATCAAAGGAAAGATCCTAGAGCGTTCAGGATATGACGAAGTTATGCATACTGACACATATGATGGTAGTATGTCAGGTATGAACGCTTCCTATTCTGACATGGGTAGCATCAAAGAAAATATTGAAACTAGAATGAACCGATGAGTGATTATGAATGGTATGAAACACCCTATGGAAAATTCAGAGTTGCAAAGACAAGATTTGGAACGTGGAATAGCTTTGGTGAGGATGGCAAGGCTCTCATCACAGGACTTACGAAAGAAGTTGTCGTGGCGGGAACGAGATTCCACATGGAAGGTGTCGCTACTAACTGGGCAAATTGCCGCACTTCCAAAACATTTGATGGAATAGTTGGTGGTAAATTATGAAGATCGCTCTAATCACAGACCAGCATCTTGATGGTCGCAAAGGTTCTCTAGCATTCTGGAACTATTTCCAGAGGTTCTACGATGATGTATTTTTTCCAACGCTTGAGAAAGAAAATATCAAAGTCGTCTTTGATCTAGGCGACACATTTGATAATCGAAAGTCTATGGACTTTAATACTTTTCATCGTGTGCGTGAAAATTATTTCGAGAGACTAAAAGACTACGAAGTTCACATGCTGTTGGGAAACCACTGCACGTACTATAAGAATACTAATCGTATTAACTCACCAGAACTTCTTCTAGAAAACTACCAGAACATCAGAGTTTATTCTGAACCAAAAGAAATTTTAATGGGTAAGAAAGTATTCTTGATGTTGCCTTGGATTAATAAAGAGAATCAAGAAGAAGTCTTTCGACGTTTAGAAACAAGTGAAGCAGATATCTGCTGTGGTCATCTTGAACTCACAGGATTTGAGGTGACACCAGGAATGAAGATGGATCACGGTATGGATCCTACTTTGTTTCATCGTTTCCAGCGTGTGTGGTCTGGACACTTCCATCACAAGTCAAAGAAAGGGAATGTTCAGTATCTCGGCAACCCTTACCAGATTTATTGGAATGATTATAAAGACCGCCGTGGATTCCATATCTACGATACTGAAAGTGATAAGCTTAAGTTTGTCGCAAATCCCTACGAGATCTTCGACAAAATCTTTTATGACGACACCAGTTTGGACTACAACAAACAAGATGTGTCTGATTATAAAGACAAGTTCATCAAGATCATTGTCAATGAAAAGCGAGACTACCAAATGTTTGAAACATTGGTTGATCGTCTTTACAACGTAGGCGCACATGATGTCAAAGTTGTAGAAACTCTGGTCGATGAAGACGACAAAACCGACATTGAAATCTCCGCAAAAGACACATTGACTTTACTCAATGAGTATATTGATGAAGTAGAAATGTCCGTAGATAAATCAGATCTCAAAGGTCTGATGCGAACTCTATATATTGAAAGTTGTAACGTTGTCTGACATGTTCATCGTAACTCTAGAAAATCATCCTGATGGCGTATATTCTGTCTTTGATCAAGATGAAGACAGGGTTATTCCTATCTTTGAGGAAGAAGATGATGCAGACAGATACCTTATGATGTTGGAGGATGATGAAGATTACCCACCAATGCAGATTGTAGAAGTCGAAGACCATGTTATAATTACAGCATGTCAGGAACGTGGTCATAAATTTTCTATTATTACCCCTGACGATTTTTTGATTCCCCCTGATGATCCTGAAGAATGATTATTTTTAAGAAGATTCGTTGGAAGAACTTTCTTTCGACGGGCAATGTGTTTAGTGAAGTTGATTTACAAGCATCCAAAACTAATCTGATCGTCGGGTCAAACGGCGCTGGTAAGAGCACCATTCTAGATGCTCTTACTTTTTCGTTGTTTGGCAAACCATTTCGTAAGATCAATAAACCAATGCTGGTTAATAGTATCAACGAAAAAGATTGTGTAACAGAAATTGAATTTAGCATCGGTAAGAAAGAATACAAAGTGGTTCGGGGGATCAAACCAAACGTATTTGAGATCTACTGTAATGGCAACCTGTGGAATCAAGAGAGCTCACTGGTAGAACAGCAGAAGAACTTTGAGAGCAATGTTCTCAAGATGAACTACAAGTCTTTCACACAGATTGTAGTTCTCGGTTCTTCTACATTCGTTCCATTCATGCGTCTGCCTCTAGCACAGCGACGCGAGATCATCGAAGACATTCTTGACATTCAAGTGTTCTCTACGATGAATGTTCTTCTCAAAGATAAAGTTAGGGAGAACAATGAAGAAATCAAGACACTTGATTATCAAATACATCTTCTAGAAGAGAAGATCGATCTTCAGAAAAAGTATATGCTTGAACTGGAGAAGAAGACTAAGGAAGAGATCACTCGCAAAGAAAATAAGATCACTGAATTGTTACAAAATGAAAACGATCAGCACACAGAAATTGCGCGTCTGACTTCTGAAGTCGAAAGATATTCTAAAGAGATGGAAGAGTTGTCGAATAGTGCAACAAAACTGAAGAAGTTAAACACTTTTCTCTTTAAGATACAATCAAAACTTTCATCTTGTCAGAAAGAACATTCATTCTTTACTGATAATCATGTCTGCCCCACCTGCACTCAAGACCTGAGTGAAGAGTTTAGACAGGAAAAGATTGCTGAAGGTGAAGGCGAACTAACCAATCTGCAGACTGGTATTGAAGATCTGCTAGATGCTATCTCGAAAGAAGAGGAAAGAGAAAATGAATTCTCAAGACTATCGCAAGATGTACTTAAACTCAACGCTTCTATTTCTCAAGCTAATTACCAGATTAGTTCAGTCAGAAAACTCATCTCTGATATCGAAGGAGAGATCAAAGAACTAGAGGGAAGTAGTCCAGACAAGAAAGCAGAGTTTGTAAAACTCGAAGGACTTATTACAGAAAAGAAAGATTTTGGCAAGACCTATGCCGAATACAAGAAAGACCGTGATACACTATTAGTAGCATCGCAGTTGTTGAAAGACAACGGGATCAAGACCAGGATCATCAAGACCTATCTCCCAGCGATGAACCAGATGATCAACCAATATCTCCAGCGTATGGATTTTTATGTCAATTTCACGCTGAATGAGAACTTTGAGGAGATCATTAAATCTAGATATCGTGACGTGTTTTCATATGATAGTTTCAGTGAGGGAGAAAAATCTCGTATTGATATTGCTCTGCTGCTTACTTGGAGAAGTATTGCTAAGCTCAAGAATTCTGTGGATACTAACCTTCTTATACTAGACGAGATCTTTGATAGTTCTCTAGATCAACAGGGTGGTATGGATCTAAGTTGGATCCTCCGTAACTTTGATGATAACTCTAATGTGTATGTCATTAGTCATCGTGAGAATCTAGACGGCAAGTTTGATAGAACACTGACAGCGGTGAAGGAAAAGAACTTCTCCGTCATCCAGCAGACAGTTGCTGAACTGGAATAGGAGGACCTTCGGGTCCTCTTTTTTTGTATATACTAATGGCATCAACGCAAGACCAGCATGTCATCCCAAGAGATCAAGGGTAACCTCGCCCGCCTACTCGCTACCGAGAACCTCATTGTAGAGCACCGTAAAGTCTCTACAGCGTCCTTTGACGTTGAGCGTCGTGTGCTGACGCTGCCTAACTGGGATCGTGCTTCAGGCGTCGTCTATGATATGCTGGTGGGTCATGAGGTGGGTCATGCTCTCTTCACCCCCAACGAAGACTGGACTGCTGAGCACAAGTGCCCCAAAGACTTCATCAATGTGATTGAAGATGCTCGTATTGAGAAACTGATGAAGCGTAAGTATCCTGGTCTGCGTAAGTCTTTTGCTGGTGGTTATAAAGAACTGAATGATGCTGACTTCTTTGGTATTGGTGGCGAGGACCTGAATACCTTTAGTCTGATCGACCGTATCAATCTCCACTTCAAGATTGGTGCTAGTGCCATGATCCCTTTCTCTATTGAGGAGCAGGTGTTCGTCGCTCGCACTGATGTTGCTGAGACCTTTGCTGAGGTCTGTGAGATTGCTGTTGATGTGTATAACTTCAGTAAGCAAGAGAAGCAGCAGGAGCAAGCACCCCAAGAAATGCCTGTTGCTGAACAACAGGAAGGTGAAAGTGAAAGCATCGATGACGAACAATCTGAGCAGCAGAGTCAAGAGACTAGCGAAGTTTCTGGTCCTTCTGGTCAGCAGCAACAGCAGCAACAGAAAGAGGAAGATATTGTTGATGATGAACCAGGCGAAGAAGGTTCTGAAACTCAGAGTAACTTTGATCGTGCTGCTGAGAAACTGACTGATCGTTTTGCTAACAATCCTGTGTATGTTGAGATCCCTGAGAGTGTTGATCTCCCTACTTACATTGCTGACTGGACTGAAGTTCATGACTGGATTGATGAACAACGCGAAGTCTTCCTTGCTGGTGGTGATAAGATTGACCGCTCTGATCGCTACGATGATGTAGATAAATCTTATATGGAGTTTCGTAAGCAATCGCAGAAAGAGGTAAGCTATCTTGTTAAAGAGTTTGAGTGCCGTAAGTCTGCTGACGCTTACGCTCGTGCTGGTCAATCTAAGACTGGTGTTCTTGATACTACTAAGCTTCATACTTATAAGTATTGTGATGACATCTTTAAGAAAGTAACCGTTGTTCCTGACGGCAAGAACCATGGTCTGCTGTTCCTGCTTGACTGGTCTGGTTCTATGCAGCGTGAGATCCTGGCGACTGTCAAGCAACTGCTAAACCTGACTGCCTTCTGTAAGAAAGTCCAGATCCCGTTTGAGGTGTATGCTTTCACCAATGAGTTCTATGCTGTTCGCCGTATCAAAGAAGGCAAGGACGAATATATCTCTAACGAGGAATGGTTTGCTAAAACTGGATGTGAAGAGGGTAAGATCTTCCTTCAGAAAAATATGTTCCACCTGATGAACATGGTTTCTTCTCGTTCTAACTCTAGAGATTATGAGCGCCAGTGCCTGAACCTGTATCGTGAGGCATATGCTTATTCCTATCATGTTTGTTATCCCACCACCACTGGTGTAACTCTGTCTGGTACTCCCTTGAATGAGGGTATCGTGATGCTCAACTACATCATCCCTCAGTTCAAGAAACAGAATGATCTTCAGAAGGTCAATGTTTGCATCCTGACTGATGGTGAAGCATGTAATAGTTCTTATGGTCGCAAGTATTATAACGATCACACTGATGAGTATTATGTGCGTCCCCGTCGTCTTGATTACAACACTATCCTTCGTGATCGCAGCACAGGTCGTGTATATTCTATGAATGATGGTTGGGGTGAGATGACTAACACTTTTATCCAGCAACTGCGTGATCGTAATGCTGGTGTGAATGTTCTTGGTTTCCGTATCATGGGTGGTAACGGTCTGTCTAGTTTTGTCGGCACCTATGCTAGTCTTGCCCACTACGATCAAGTCCAGAAGCAGTGGAAGAAGAACAAGTCTGCTGTCATTCCTTTCCCTAAGAGCTACACTGCTCTCTACGCTATCAGCAACAACGCTATTGATGCTGATACTGAGTTTGATGTAGAGTCTGGTGCTAAGAAAGGTGAGATCTCTAAAGCATTCAAGAAAATGCTGGGTTCCAAATCCACCAACAAAAAACTCCTTAACTCTTTTGTGGAGTACATCGCATGATTTACACTACTGGAGATATTTTCCTAGACAAAAATACAAAAAAGTTATATATTTTTGATGGGGATGTGTGGCGAGAAATTGTCCCGAGTTCTTACTTGGGAGACCAGTTGCCAAACCGTCCATCCACCCCCTGACATCACCGCCTTTTGCCCTATAATAACTACATCAACGAAAGACACCATGCCTGCTAAGTCCGACCTGACCACTTCCCAACTCACCTCTTACCTGTCCGAGACCTACGGTAACGACATCAATGCTGATCATGTCCGTTCTGCTGCTGATAATTTTGGAGTGACCTATGCCACTGCTGTCAAGCGTCTGCGTGATTTCTATGTCAAGCGTGGCACTTGGAATCTGACGGTTCAGGAGAAACTGGAGCAGTCCTATCAAGCACCAGCAGCTGCTCCTGCTATTTGTGTTACCGATCAGGAAGATCAGAACCTTGTTCCTAGCAAAGATGGCAATTATGTCCCGTTCGGGAACTTCTCTGATGTGAAGAAGATCATTCAATCTGGTATCTTCTACCCGACTTTCATTACTGGTTTGTCAGGTAATGGTAAAACTTTCTCTGTTGAGCAAGCATGTGCTGCTCTAAATAGAGAGTTGATTCGTGTCAATATTACCATTGAGACTGACGAGGATGATCTTATTGGTGGTTTCCGTCTTGTTAATGGCGAAACTGTCTGGCACAATGGACCCGTCGTGGAGGCTCTTCAACGCGGAGCTGTGCTGCTTCTAGACGAAGTTGATCTGGCATCCAATAAGATCCTGTGTCTGCAATCTATTCTTGAGGGTAAGGGTATCTTCCTGAAGAAGATTGGTAAGTATATCCAACCTGCTGCTGGTTTTAATGTGATTGCTACTGCCAACACCAAGGGTAAGGGCAGTGATGATGGTCGTTTCATCGGCACTAATGTTCTCAACGAAGCATTCCTTGAGCGTTTTGCCTTGACCTTTGAGCAGGAGTATCCCACCCCTGCTATTGAAAGCAAGATTCTGCAGAAGGTTGCTGCCTCTCTCGCTGTTGCTGACCATGACTTCTGTGAGAACCTTGCTAACTGGGCAGACATTATCCGTAAGACCTTTAAGGATGGTGGTATTGATGAAGTGATTTCCACCCGTCGCCTTGTTCATATCATGCGAGCATTTGCTATCTGGGGTGACCGTATGAAAGCGATCAAGGTTTGTGTAAATCGTTTCGATGATGAGACTAAGCAATCTTTCATCGAACTGTATGATAAAATTGATGCTGGCGTTCAACAGGAGGAAGACAATGCCGATGCTCCGTTCTGAAAAATTTCACGGATATGTAAATCATCTTGCCACTCTTGACAGTGGCAAGACGGTAAAGATCCTAGGTGGCGAGGGTCTTAAGTTGTTTGTCAAAGATCTTGACGGCAACGTTCAAGAATGCTACCATAGTAATATTCGACTTATCTGGGACAAGTGAATGGCAAACAAATATAATGAAGATGCTCTACTCCAAGAGCTACGTGATTACATTTCTGGAACTTATGGACAACACTACTCTGCTGGTAACGACAGCATTCAAACGTTAGACTTGATTGAAGCATGTGGAGATGCTGAGGCATTTTGCCGAAGCAACATCCTCAAGTATGCTTCCCGCTATGATAAGAAGGGAACTGCCCGTCGTGATATCATCAAGATCCTTCACTACGCTCTGCTTCTTCTCCACTTCAACGACAAGTCCTCCATCAAAGAAACCTATCCTCAATGAGCAAAGTTATCCTTTCTAAAAAAACCCTAGATGTCCTCAAGAACTTCTCGACAATCAATTCCTCCATCGTATTCCGAAAGGGAAGCACAGTACGAACTATTAGCAATGCGGAGAACATTCTCGCAAAATTCACTGGCGAGGAAGTATTTCCTGCTGACTTCGCAATTTATGATCTCAGTCAGTTTCTTAGCGGGATCTCTCTTTTTAATGATCCTCAGCTCGAATTTACCTCTAGCGATTTTGTTTCTATCCGTGGGGGGCGTCAGTCTGCTAAGTATTATTTCTCGGATCCAGAAATTACGCTCAAGAGTGCTCCAGAAAAGAATGTAAATTTTCCTGGTGCTGATCTCCAGTTTAATTTGACAGGGGAAGAACTTATTCAATTGCAGAAAGCATCTGCTGTTTATAGTCTCCCCGACCTTACATTCCAGTCCGAAGAAGGACTAGATACTATCAAACTTATTCTCCGTGACAAGGAAAATGATACCAGCAATACTTACGATCTCACGGTTGCAGGTTGTTCTACTGGCACCTATTCTCTTGATGTTAAGATTGAGAACATTCGTTTGCTACCTGGGGACTATACTGTCAAGGTATCCAAACACCTCATCTCAGAATGGAGTAACACCAATCTCGATCTGATTTACTACATCGCCCTTGAACCCTGATGAAACACATTCTCTTCACTCTTAAAGAGTGCAACTCATCTCTTTTAGATGATGAAGGTTTTGTAAGGGATACTGTATATGCAGCAGCAGGTAAGTGCAAATCAACTTTGCTTGCTTTGCACTCACATAAGTTTGATCCTCAGGGTGTAACTTGTGTCGCCATGCTTGCTGAGTCTCACATTAGTATTCATACTTGGCCAGAAAAGAGAATGGCAGTGTGTGATATCTTTACTTGTGGAGAGCATACAAAACCTAAGAAGGGTGTAGAGTATATGAAAATAATGTTCAATGCTCAAGACATCATTTGTAAATCTTTTGTAAGACCTTTACAATGAGTCAAACTTTTCGAGAATGTGGTGACTGTAGTTTATGTTGTCAGGGAACATTGACCGTAAAGGTGAATGAGCATGAGATTTATCCTAAAAATCCTTGTCCTCATGTAACCTGTGATGGTTGTGGAATCTTTAATGATCCTAGCAGACCTGATGTTTGTAAAGGATATTATTGTGCTTGGACTCAAGACAAAAGATTTCCAGATTGGTTGAAACCAAATAGATGTCATTTTGTTATGACATATAATATGGATACTATGGTTATAACAGGAGATCCAGATCATCCAGTAGATGCCTCTGCTTTCCTGTGGGTCTTAAATTATTGTGCTCTCTATAATAAGAAGGTACATTACACTATAAAATCTGCATCAGGTAGTGACTCATATGATCGTGGCACTATACGAGTTTCTTCTACTACAATGAAGACAGGAACTATTGAACAAATTTATGAACCCCGTGAGCTTTTTAATTAATGAGTAAAGAATTTCTGTGGGTTGAAAAGTATCGACCCAATATTGTCGAAGACTGCATTCTCCCTGATAGCATCAAAAATGTCTTTCAGGGATTTGTCAATCAAGGAGAACTCCCTAACCTGCTGCTGAGTGGCACTGCTGGAGTCGGCAAGACTACCATCGCTAAGGCGCTGTGTGAGGAGATTGGTGCCTCTTACATCGTCATCAACGGATCGGACGAAGGACGCTTCCTAGACACCGTGAGGAACCGTGTGAGGCAGTTTGCCACAACCATCTCTCTGACCTCTGGGGCGTCCCACAAGGTCGTTATTATCGATGAGGCAGACAACACCACTAACGACGTGCAACTGTCCCTTAGAACCGCTGTGGAGGAGTTCCACGGTAACTGTCGTTTCATCTTCACTTGCAACTTCATTAACAAGATTATTGAACCGTTGCATTCACGTTGCACCGTTGTTGATTTCAGAATCAAACCTGAACAGGCAACTGGTCTTCAGGGTGAGTTCTTTACTCGCCTGAAAACCATTCTGAATCATGAGCAGATCAAGTATGAAGATAAAGTTCTTGCTAAGCTTACTAAGCGTTATTACCCTGATTGGCGTCGCCTTATTAACGAGTGCCAACGGTATGCCGCTACTGGTAGTATTTCGTCTGCTATCCTTGTGGATGTTGCTGATGTTAATTTGGATGCACTCTTGGCATCGCTAAAGAAAAAAGAATTCACTACAGTCAAGAACTGGGTAGTTCAGCATCTAGATAATGATCCCAGCATGGTGATGCGTAAAATCTATGATAGTTTGTATGAGGTTCTGAAACCTGCTTCTATTCCTGAGGCAGTGCTTATCATTGCCAAGTATATGAAGGACATTACTGTTGTCCCAGATCAGGAAGTCAATCTACTTGCTTGCCTGACAGAGATCATGATGAGTTGTGAATTTAAATGACACTGCTCAAATTCATTGAGAAAGAACCTAAATTCATTTACATGGAGGAGATGTTAGAACGCCTTGAAAAAGAACCTGAAAAACACTACCGAAGAATACGTGAAAACAACGCCAGAAAACGTAGCAGAAGCACATGAAGCGTTGTTTCATGCTACAATGAATCTACCTGCTGCTGC